GGTACCGCCCCCGGGTCCAGATTATGTTGTTGAATTGCTTCAACGTTGCAAGTATATTTATACACTATGTTATGATGTTTGTCAAGGAGTGATTGGCGGGTGGGAACACAATTGAACTACAGATCGGGCCCCCACCCTAATTTTCTAACTTTGGGTCAGGTCGTTAGGTAACCTGTGGGTGGGTCTTCTTAGTCGACGTTTTTGTTAACGGAGCCGATGCCGCCGTGAACTGTGTTAAGTTCGTTAGCGAAACCTTTAGTTTCGTCGTCGTTAGGCTTGTCTCCAGACTTGCCTGGGTTGTTACCAATACCGTGCATATTTGCACCGCCATCATTGGCCTTATTAGGATTGGCGTTTTGGCCAGGTCCGTTGTTGTCATTGATGTTTGGGTGGTTGATATTGGCTTGGTTTGTGCTAGCATTGTCATTTGCATTAGCATTTGCTGCTAGTGCTGCGACTGGTGCCAGAGTTAGTGTTGCCGCTACTGCGACCATGATAAGTGTTTTCATTGTTTACTCCTTGTAAATAAAAACGTGTACACAATAATACTGTGTACACGTAAATTTAACATGAAATTAACACATTGTCAACACATTTAGCCTTCTGATTTGAGAAGGGTCCACGCACCGTATGCAATTGCTGCATATGCTACGTATGGTAGTATAGCTTGTAAAACTAGGGCTGTGACGCCAAGTCCGATTATTACTGTGCCGTCCCATGTCGAACGTTCAGCAATGCGGGCTTTGACCCATTCCCATGCTAGTGTAAAGTATAACATTATAGTCTCCTTGTTGAGACTAATATTTAGTTGTCGGAATACTCTATTATAGTGGGCGGTTTAAGATATAATTCATAAGCAGACTCACAAGCATCGCAAGGCTTGCCGTCTACTGTGCCGTGACCGGCATTGCAAGTGTTGTTGCCACACTTGCCACAAATAACAACCATGTGCTCACAGTGGTCGCAGTATAACCATTTATGGGTGTTTGAATTTTTTGTATCTGCTGTATTGCTCAAGGGTGTCATCGTCTTCGATCTCTCTAAATATGTAACCAGGATTCTTTAAACTCATTATAGTTAGTTGTCGATCGGTTAGCCAAATAATCTTTCTTAACTGCATTCGCTTGGGGCTGCCGCGGTCATAAACATTGGGTAGCGGAGCAAAAATATAAATTCGATAACAGCGTTCAATATCATCCGTCAACAGTTTGATCCATGTATTTCTTATACTCTTCTAAACGATCTTTTTCTAATACTTCTTCTAGTATCAGTTTTTGATCTTTTATAGTATGAAACGTTAGTTGTTTATCGGTTAACCAAACAATCTTGCCGCCAGCTTTAAATTCACTGTGTAAGAATTGTCGCCATACTATATAACAACGCTTGCGTTCTTTAGTCTTTTGTGTCTTTGGAATCTGTGCTTCCCAAGTCTTCATCTTTCATCCTTGCTAGATTTCTTATTACGTTGCTGAGTATTACCCGATCTTCTTCAGGTAACTCTGTAAACATCTCGTCTAAACAATCGTTGCAGAAGTCTGATCCGAATTCTGCGCAATCTTTGCAAGAGTCAGGTAGTTTGTTCATGTTTTAGTTTTCCCCACGGATTATAGCATGATTCTGGATCAACCCATTCCTCGTCCATATCAAGTTCTTCACTGTAATCAAATACAGTTATGCCATGCAACCGTAGCTTTGTAATTTGCTTTGGTTCCATTAATACTGGTAACGGAATTTCATTACACGGATTAACAGTCTTTACAGGCCAGTCAATATCAACTAAATGCGCCTTAACTTTTTTCTGCGTCATCTTCTTTCTTCTTCTTCCGACGGCCATAAAAGCCACCTGTGTATTCAATTTCATCTGATCGAGCACCTGGCGGAAATTTTACTACTTCGCCTCCGTCCTCAAAGAACTTGTCAATTAGGTCTTGCGGGGTATTGTTGTGTTGTCTTCCTACTGGAATCATTGATTAAAGCTTTCTACTGTTTGATCGAAAATTTCGTTTAATGTTAGTTGTTCATGTTCGGGCTGTAACACTAAAACACTCTGTTCGATTACTTCGTCGTCAGTTGACTTACTAAGTCCAAAAAGAATCAACAAACTTTCTTCAGTCATTTCTTCTTTTCGTTGATGTGCTGCCCAAACTGCGCTCATCAATACGAGATTAATACCAAGTTCGGCATCTCGTATTTGATTTTCCATAATATAGCGTATTGCTTTTTTTCTTATAGAATAATAATATGTAACACGTTCGGCAATTTGATCTAAATAATTAAGGTTTTCTTGATCCATTAAGCTCTCTCTTTTGGGATGAAAAAGTAAAGCAAGCTTCCACCTTGGCCGATTGCTTCTTTTAGTTCTTCTGTTCTAAAAAAGTCGATTGTGTGTCCTGTTCTAGCAACGGTCCACATATCGCCAGTTTGTTTGTTTGCAAGTATAACTGATCCTGTGTTGCGTTTAAAAGTAATAGAATGATACTTTAATGTTTCGCCGTCGTATTCAACTGGATCAACACCGTATTCAACTGTTATGTATTTTTTTATATCTTCAATGTTATTCATGTGTCTTGCTCCTATACTGTATTTATTATAGGTCACTTTTCTTTTCTTGTATTTCTCTACGTCGTTCAATTATTAGTTGCTTTAAGTCGTGCAATGCTTGTCTAGCACGAACAGCACTAACCTTCACTCCTTCTTCGTCGAACTTTTCACTTTCGCGAAGATAGATAGCGTAGGTTATTTTTATCTGTTCATGCAAGTCACTTTCAGTCACCCTGGATGACTCCGCATAGTTCCTTCCAATTAGCTACTCTAATAACTTTGTCATTAGTATACCACTGATTGTGAGGATGGTCAATAAGGATTGGACGCAAATCAAATTCTAATCCGACATCGCAATTTTCTGGCTTGTCTTCAATCCACCAGTAACCTGTACCTTCGTACTTGGCTAGTGCTTCGTGCTTCTCGCCGCCTGTATCAAGACAAGTTAGTTCGCTAATTACACCCTGTCCAAACACTGCTTCGAGATTAATCTGTCTTGCCTGCTTGGCATATGGATCTAAGCTAAGACTTGTAATTACATCAAGATGGTGTCCATAATGTAACAACGTATTAACACCTTCAACAGCATCGCGCAACGGTTCTAACCCAAGCATCCACGAACTGTTGTTAAATTCCTTAACCATTCTTTTGGCTTCGTCTAGTGCAATGTGCTCATACATTATGTTGATGTTATAGGTATCAAACCCTGACTGGTGGTGGCCACGTGTACTCATCCACGTATGAAATGCCTTTTCCCAGTCCAGCAACACGCCGTCGCAATCTGCTAAAATTTTCATAGTATACTCCTTTGTGTTATTATAGCATCAATATACAAAAAGAGCAAGTGCTATTTCAAATCGCCGAATTCGTTCTCGAACGCTGTTACAAACTCTCTTGCACTGTCCAAGTAACCTTGCAACGCTTCAGCTGATGGAGGATTGTCAATGTCCCATACGTTGTTTACATTTGCAAACAACTGTGCCCATAATAATGCTCTTTCGAGAATATAATACGGGGCAGCAACGCGAACACCAAGTCCAGCTGCTTCATCAGGATCGGCAAGAACTTTAATTCGTTCAATAGCTGTTTCGATGTTACCCAATGACGCTTGTATTGCTTCTGCTGCTGTTGCTAGTCTTTCGTAATAAGCAGAATAGTCAATAGCAACACCGCCATTAGGATTATCATATACTATTGTTTGTCCTGGAATAGAAGTGGTGTCGAGTACAATAGCCATAGTTTATACCATCTGCAACGAGCTAGTACTGTTTACATACTGCTTGGCCATTTCAGGATCTGTTTTAGCACTAAAGAGAATGCACTGCTTGTTTAGCTTAATTGTTGCCTCTGGGCCAACAGTAAACGACAAAGGACCTAAGCCGATACCTTGTTGTGTTGCCATAATAACCATTGGCTTTTGTACTGTAATAATGTTTGCATCTTCTGATACAAAACGTGCAACAATTTCTTCGCCGGCGTTTGTTTTAATTGAGATTGTGTCGTTAGCTGATAGTGGTTTTTCAATAATCATAGTGTCCATCCTGTTCCGTTGTAATTTGTTTCTTCTAAGTATGTGCCTAGTTTGTCAAAGCCGCCGATTGCAGTTCCATTAACTTTAATTTGCGGATATGTTGTTGCAGTTGGAAACGTTTCGATTAGTTCCTCTCGTGCAAAGTCGGTATCAAGTGATTTGTATCTGTACTTCAGTCCTCTGCTTTCGCATAGTGCTACTGCTCGTTCGCAGAATACACACCCTGGCTTCCCCCAAATTTCGATCATAAACTTAATCCTTTAAATGTATCTGAGCTAACGTCTTGTTTGGTGCCGCCGCTTACGTAGCTTGTAATTTCAGTTTCTTGTGGTGCAACTTGTACGTCTGCTCCACTAATCCACTTTTGTGTCCACGGAAGTGGATTGTCACGAGGTACTTTGTACGGGCTTGGCAAGTTAACGTTTTGCATACGACGGTTGCAAATCCACTCAATGTAGTCGTCTAGCAACTGCCTGTTAATTCCTAGCATACTACCGTCCTTAAACAAATAGTCTGCCCATTCCTTTTCCTGGTCAACTGCATCAACAAACATCTTAATGCACTCGGCTTCTGTTTCTGCTGCAATCTTTACAAAGTCTGGATCGTCTTTCTTAAGTACCTTGAGAAGCATTTGTGTTGATGCAAGGTGTAAGTTTTCATCTCGTGCAATAAGCTTGATGATTTGTGCATTGCCGTCCATCTTCTTATTTTCAGCAAACGCCCAGCTACATGCAAAACTAACATAGAACCGCACGCCTTCAAGAATGTTAACACTCATTAGTGTAAGCCACAATAGTTTCTTTAACTTATACAAGTCAACAACAACCTTCTTGCCGTTCACAGTGTGTGTACCAGCACCTAACAAGTTGTAGTACGCACTAGTTTCAATTAATTCATCGTAGTATTTAGAAATATCTTCTGCGCAATCTACAATTTCTTTAATGTCCATTAGCTCGTCAAAAATCTTGCTTGGATTGCTGTAGATGTTGCGGATGATGTGTGTATAACTGCGACTGTGAATTGTTTCACTAAATGTCCAAGTAATGATCCAATTTTCTAGCTCTGGCAGCGACACAATAGGAGAAAATGCTTCTACTGGTGCGCGACCTTGTACACTGTCTAGCAGAATTTGACGCTTAAGATTAGACGTAAAGATATGTTGTTCGTGCTCGGACAACCCCTTAAAGTCTTTTGCATCTTGGTAGATATCAATTTCTTCAGGTCTCCAAAGGAAACCTAGTTGTTTATCAGTAAGTTGATCGAACTGTTTATATTTCAGTGCGTCATATCTTTGGATAGTAGGACCGCCGCTTGGGTCCAAGAAAGCTGTAACTTTTGTGTGGTCGACACGATTATCAACGTCAAATACGCCCATTCTTTATTATTCCTTATTTTTATCTTGTGAGTATAACATGCCCCGTAGGGCATGTCAATCTTTATATAGTGCAGCTTTCGCAATACTCGTCATCAATTTCAGCTTGCTCTAGTTCGGGCATTGCTTCTTCGCCCATCATCTTGCTTACATCAATTTCGCCTTGGCCGTCGTGTGTATTAAAGTAATATAGCTGCTTGCCACCGTACTTGTAAAACATAATAATGTGCTGTAACATAATACTCAACGGAATCTTTTCATCTTCAAAGAAGATTGGATTGTAGCTTGTATTAATGCTAATGCCTTGATCAATGTACTTTTGTAGAACAGCCATAATTTTTAGATATCCTGTGGGATCTTTTTGATCCCATAGTAGATCGTACTTGTTCTTCAAACGCTTGTACTCCGGAACAACCTGCTTTAGAACACCGTGTTTGCTTTGCTTGATGCTAATGTATGCACGAGGCGGCTCAATGCCGTTTGTTGCGTTTGCAAGCTGCGCACTAGTTTCACTTGGCATCAATGCCATTAATGTGCTGTTGCGGATGCCTGTCTCTTTAAGCTGCGCTCTAAGTCCGTCCCAATCCATACGCTCAACGTGTGGAACTAGTTCGTCTACGTCCTTCTTGTAAGTTTGGTTAGGTGTAATACCGTGTCCGTACTTTGTCTCCATGTTGCCGCTTGGTGCGCCTTTTTCAACTGCTAGGTCTGCACTTGCTTTGATTAGGTAATAACTCCATGCTTCTGCCCATTCGTCAACTAGCTTTAAACCTTCGCTGTCAATGTGCTGGTAAGTAAGACCGTGCTTGGCTAACCAATATGCAAAGTTAATAATACCAACGCCTAACGGACGACGCTTGTCTGTAGAAAGCTGTGCTGCTAGGATCGGATAGTGCTGATAGCTTAGTAGTGCATCAAGTCCGCGCACTGCTAGACGGCATACTCTTTCAAAATCTGCAGGAGTTTTAATGTTGCCCCAATTAATTGCGCTAAGTGTACATAGGCTAATCTCTCCTTCAGGATCGTTAAGATCCTTTAGTGGCTTAGTGGGCAAATCAATTTCCGCGCAAAGGTTACTTTGGCGGATTGGCGCTAGGTCTGGTAGAAAGCTTCCGTGGTCGTTTGCATTGTCAACATTTTGTAGGTACACACGTCCTGTCTGTTTGCGCTCTTCCATAAACTTGCTAAAGAGATCGATTGCTTTGATTGTCTTCTTGCGTAGCTTTGTGTTGCGCTCTGCTGTTTCGTACAATTCTTTAAACTTTGCTTGGTCTGCAAAGAAAGCGTCATAAAGGCCAGGTACATCGCTTGGAGAGAATAGAGTAATGTTGCCGCCTGTAATAAGTCTTTCGTACATTAGCTTGTTAAACTGCACACCATAGTCCATGTGCCTTACACGGTTCTCTTCGATGCCTTTGTTGTTCTTTAGCACAAGCATATCTTCTACTTCTAAGTGCCAAACTGGATAATAGATAGTAGCTGCGCCGCCACGTACTCCACCTTGGCTGCACGACTTAACTGCGGCTTGGAACATTTTGTAAAACGGAATAATACCAGTATGGAATGCATCGCCATTACGAACAGGCGAACCAATTGCACGAATGTTGCCACCGCCAATGCCAATACCTGCTTTTTGGCTTACATACTTAACGATGCTGCTAGTTGTGGCGCTGATACTGTCTAAGCTGTCGTCTGCTTCAATAAGCACACAACTCGAAAACTGACGTTGTGGTGTACGAACGCCTGCCATAACAGGAGTAGGTAGACTGATGTCATGCAAGCTAATTGCATCATAGTATTCCTTTACCCACTTCAGTCTTTCGTCCTTGGGATAGTCTGCAAACAATGTTGCGGCGATGAGAATATAACACATTTGTGGTGTTTCAAATATCTCTCCAGTGACACGATTCTGTACAAGATACTTGCCACGTAGCTGTTCCATAGCAACATAAGTTAAGTTCTCGTCGCGTTCATGCTTTACAAATGTATCAATCTTTGCCCACTCTTCGTCATCGTATGTGCCTAATAATTCTGGATCGTAAAAGCCTCGGCTGGTATTCTTTTCAACTAATTCTTTAACTGCACAAGGCTCGTAGCCACCATACACTTCCTTGCGTAAATTGTAGTTAATTAGCCTGCCGCCTACAAATTGGTAGTTCGGTGTGTCTTCTGTAATAAGGTCAGCTGCTGCCTTAATTAATGTCTCTTGTATCTCTTTACTCTTAATGCCATTAAAGAATTGTAATTGGCTTTTAATTTCTACTTCGCTTGGGCTTACGCCTGTTATGCCTTCACATGCATAAAACACAACTTTGTGTAATTTTTCTATGTCGAGTGGTTCTTTCGACCCACTACGCTTGGTGACTTGAATCATTCTTTTTCCTTCTTTTTCATAACAAATATTAATACAGATACCTAAAATCGTCAGGTATTTATTGTAAATTTAGTGGTGTAAATTGTTTTTCGATTATGAGATGCACGGGCAGATCGGCTGCTTTTACTACGTGGTTTGTATTGTAACCAATTACATTTTCGTCTATATGTAGCAAGTATTTTACCTCGGACTTTTCTCTATCAGTAGTGATATATATCCCAAACGAAGCTGTCGAAAAGCGATCCGTTAACTGTAATGTGTACATAATTCCTAAAATAATTGAGAAATTACAGTAGACATTTTCGTACAATAACTCCCATGGACTAAACCATGTTTCGGCATTGTACGGGTCTACTGTTATACTCACAGTAGGAGCATTATTATAGAAATCGATTACATCTTGAAACGGATCTTCTGCTGTTTCCAAGAGGTTTCTAAACTCAGACCATTCTCGTAAACGATCTACATATTTTTTATCAAACATTAATTAGACTTGACTCTTATCCTGTACAAGAAATTATCGTTGTTAACGTTAACACCCGGAATGGTATTTGTTGCAAGCATTGTAATAGTGTCCGGAGACAGGTCACTGTTATTATCTTCGTAGATGGCAGTAAATGTTAAATCATCAACAAATGACTGGTTACCAACAAAGTTAAATACGTCAGTTACTGTTATTTCTTCAGTTGCAATATTACTAATAATTTCGATTGTTCCTTCTTTCACGCTATCGTTTGCTGACTCAGTATACACATAATCAATGAATATGGTTCCACGTTCAACTATTGGAAAATGCAGTAATGTTAAGCCAGTACCTGGACCAATTGAAACTTCGTTAAGGTTTGCAACTTCTAGGAACTTACGGCCTTCGACTTCTGCTGGATATACAACTCCAAGACTTACTAAGTTTGATGTCGTATTCAATCTCTCAAAGAAATCTAATGTGCTTGTATTAGTGTGCGATGCAAAAGTAATAATTGCTGTTGAATCGCTTGTAACGGCAGGGTTGCCAAAGTTACCAACATTTAAAAATTGATTACTTTTACTTACATTATATTCTCCGGCTGCAATATTAATGCCTTGTGTATCAATTCTATCAAAGATAGATTCTTCTACAGTATTATATCTAGGACCGTACTGTTGTGCTCCTGAGCCAAGTGTAGTGCCTTCGCCGAACGCAACTCCTCTACCAACAGTTATGAGATTCATATTTGAAAATGTGTTATACATGATGTCATAATCACTATACACTGCATAGAAAAAACCGTCAACCTCAATATTTGAAAAAATGTTGTTTCTTGAGATAACATCGTTGCTGAAGCTGTCAAGGCAAATAGCTTTGCTTTCAAACCAAGTTTCTTCAGCGTCGCCAGATGCCCATGTGCCTTCAAAACGCAGATCTTTAAACACACTAAACTTACATGACTGCGCCGAGAGAACAGTATTTTTACTATTCGAAGTTAAGGTCATTTCAGAAATTTCAATATACTGTGCTTGCGAAGCTTGGTTAATAATTAATACATCAGGATCGTTTGGATCATAGTGAATAGTTTGAAACAAATCGCAGTTGTTTGCATTAAGTATAGTCTTGTTTTTGCCTGCACCACGTAGCGTTGCATAAGGTGGTACTTGTAAAGTTGAACTAATAGTATATTCACCAGCTGGAAACCAAAGTACAACTCTGTTTGAAACTTCGGTGCTTTTATATAGCTTATCGATTGCACTCTGTATAGCTGCTGTTTGGTCAGTGCCGTCGCCTGTTGCTCCAAAATCAAACACACTTACAACATCGTCGAGCTTGCTTTGTAAATCTCTTGCAAAAGGAACTTCGCCGTTCCATAGACTATTGAGTGGCTTATACTTGTATTGATCTGCTAGAGCAAATATGTCAGTACCAGCTGTAAGGATCTCTGTGTTGCCAACAAACGGCGCACCTTCGCTAACTGAGCCATTACCGATGTAAAGCTTTTGTCTGTCTATAGCCCATCCAAGCTCACCCGACGCAAGTTGCGGTAATCCTGTTCCTGAATCGGCTTTACCACGACGGTGTTGAATTCTTGATATCTGAACAATTGCCATTCGAATACTCCTAGTTACTAGAAGTATTTATGCGTTCTCTTCGTAGTATTGATACACACG